AAAAACATGAGCGTATTATTAGAGAAAAATGGAACAACCACCGCGGAAGTAACAATGATTAATGCACGCGGTATCCTCCTTTTCGTAGGAGGAAAGGAATATTATCTATCGTATGACAGATATCCTTGGTTTAGAAATGCAAAAGTCTCGGATGTATTGGATGTAACCATGCCGGATGAAGAATCGTTGCGTTGGGATGCAATCGATGTGGATCTTGAGATTGACAGCATAATTCATCCGGAACGTTACCCGATATCTTTTTAACGAACAAAGCCCTGCTAACTTCACAGTCCGCAGGGCTTTCTTACTACCAAACAAATCAAAATTTATCACTATGACAAAACCTTTTCTCTACTTTCAATGTAATATATAGTTATGCAGATAAAACTTTCTTTATCCGTTTCACATGGCCTGTATCGAAGTCAACCATTTCAACCCATTCTCCATCTTCCTCTTTAATTGACGTATCTTCCGAATGAAAATCTTTGACCCTTCGATTCATCAAATAACCACGTTCACGAAGCATGCCGACCAACAAAACAAAGCTGCTATCCAATATTTGTTCATGAGAATAGCCGAAAGCCTCGTTGCAGGTCACTAAGAACATGAAGCTGCTTTGAGGGCCTTCTTCTTCCATGTCTCGCTGTTTTTCTGAAGGGCTATTATCTCCACTTCGCTTAACGGGCTCACAGCTTCCAGCGCTATGATAGTACGAGAAAAAGGGTTACAGCCTACCCGGTACAAGACGGCATTCAGAAGGATATAGATATCCTCCCATGTACAGTTGTCTTTCAGAACTTCCCGGAACCAGGCCGGCATATCACCTTTCTTATTATGAATGCCAAGACATACGATTTCAAAGATAAGTTCGTCATATTTGGCTATCAGTTCGGCGACCTGATTGGAAAATCCTTTATTCTTATCAGCAATCAAAACTTCTCTATCCTCTTTATCGATATAAAGCAAAAGAGGCTTTATTCGAAACCAGGTGCGGACAGTGATCGGGGTTATGGCGATACTATCCCCTACCGTCTTTCCTTCCGGTAATGATTCAAGCCGGGTAAATTCAAACGGAATGGTTACCGGCTGACAAGAAACGGATTCACTTTCTAACTGGAGTACTTGTTTTACACTCATATTTTCGATTAAAATATAAAAGCCCCGGATAGTTCCGAGGCTTTCGATAACCTAAACAACAGTCCTTAATTATTCTGCTGCTTGTACGGCTTCTGTTTCTGCGCTTGTCTTCTCTCCGGAATACAAACCGTTTGCCATAAACTTGACAAGGATTTTATCGCCTTCATTTTCCGGCTGGATCATATAACTGTCACCAATAGCCCCCTCAATATCTTGGGCTTCTCCCTGGCCATCCACTTTACGTTGCCATTGGAAATCACCAGTCGCTTCCGCAGGTGTCAAGGTGGCCATAAGCGTTTCACCAACTCTGGGTGTACCGGTGATTGCAACTGCCGTTACCGGAGTAAGGGTTACATTCATCACCGCCCGACCGAACGAAGATCGTTGCTGCCCAGCAGAGGTAATTGCTGCCAAACGGGTACATTTAACTAGCAAAAGGTCTGTTTGTTCTGAAGACGGAGCCTGACTCAAGCGGGCACTGACTTTACAAATGGCAAATGTATATTCCGTATACTTACCTTTGTACGGTGTTGTCTGTATCTTGAACGATTTGCGGATATTTGGAATATCAATCGGAGCATTCCACTTACCACCACTTACAGAACCACCACAAAACGCGAGCATCTCCTGAGCTGTCGGCGACGGGATAGCAAATTCAAAACTATCCGGGTCGCCAGCCTTATCGAATGACTCCCAGGGATCTTTCATCCCTTCCGCACGGAAATCGACAGAGGTCGCTTCATTGAAATTGAAAGCAACTGAGCCTTCATGAACGATCGGACACTGTGTATAAATAGAGGCCGGAACACCATCACCGGGGTCACCATATCCTAAGAAGGATACGCCTACCGCCAAACTTCTTTCATTAGCCATATTCTTAATCTATTTCTGTTATTACTTCAAATCTTATATTCGTACAATCGAAGCCTTCTTTTGCTTCGCCAAGAGGTTCGGACCATACGATCCGAGATTTCCAATACATGCCGAAAGGAGGTGTGATATTTCGTAGTGCAGACTTAACTTTTCGTGTCACTCCTTTCATTAGCTGTCGATCAGGCCTGCCTTTCGCTTGATTCTTCACAAATACGTTGATATTAACCGAACCTTTATTCACAACCTCTGTTTCATTTAACGTGAGCATCCGGATTGTGATATGATTCTTTGTCTCACCATCACCAGAGCGATCTTTGTACAGAATAAAGCTCGTACTGACCGGTTCAACCGCATCATACACGATATCTACTATATCAAACTGATCAGCCATGTTCAATATCCTTTCTCAGCGAGTTTATCAAATAACATTCGACTCTGTTTCTTGATCCAATCCTCGGCATGTTCCGTGGCAACGGAGATAACATCCAGATTTTCGATTGCTTCCACATACTTGGCATAAGGCATAGCGGCTACACCAATCAATACCCAGCCATTCTTATAAAGGGGTAGTAATTCTGATACGAGCCTTTTAGCCTCTCTCAATCCCGTATATTTATCGGTACCTTTCTTATCTGACAACTCGTAGTTCTCGGTCAATATATCGCCATCCTTGACGATCACATAACCGATAGAGCTACGGAGGTTACCAGTATGATCCTGATAGTTTCCTTTCTTTCGGGCAATCTTCACGAACTCTTCCCCGGCACGTTGCAATAATTTGTATATCCGCTCTTCCGCCCGGTCCACATAATAATCGAACCAACGTTCTACTTCTCTATCGCTCCACATCGGAGTCAAACCACCTTTCCTTGCCATAAGCTACACATAGATTACAGAGTGAGTCTGAAACGGTTCCCAGCTAATGATATCCACATCGAGAGCGATACTGTCAATCCGGATATGCTTCGCATTTTCCACAGGACGGGCCTTTGTCGAGAACTCACCGTGTACGATAAATTCCTTCCCATCGACATTCCGCTTCAATTGCTGTCCGCTATTGGATGGAAAGTATTGCCCTGTAACCTCTATTTCCGTCGGTTCTCCGGCAACCCATTCCCCTTTTACCAATTGTCCGGATTGGATTGTTACTATCGCTTTATGTGAATACCGTCTTACCATCTGTTTCGTGCCCTTCCTTTTGGAACTTCAATCTTATTCCCGATCAGTTCTGCTTTCTCCGGTTCTCCACCTTCCCTATACAGCCGTTTTGCCGTAGCGTCATACCAGGAACGAGGATAAGTGATAGAGAGTTTGTTTTCTGTGAAGTCCGGTAGACCACCGACCATTGAATACAGGTCGGCAGCCACCAGCTTTTGTTTTTGAATATCGATCGTCTTACTATCCTCTGTACCTTCAAGGCCGCGTCCCGGCAAAACGACGTTGTCCAAAAAATCTTCACAGTCGGCAAGACCGGGATAAGCAAGTATTGTATCTCGGATCGTCTTATCCATGGCCGTTATTCTCCGTTTTCGGTATCCTGAATCGTTTGATCTTCCGGTTCAACAGTTTCACCTAAGAATGTTGCCGGGATATCATCCGTACCTTCAGTATCTTCAGATGCGCTCCAATCCTTGCCATCCACCTTCATGATGAACATGGCATCCGGATCGTTTACGACAGGGATAGCATTTGCTTCTGCTTTCGTCCATTCCTTGAACGGTTCCAGTTCAGACCATTTGGTAACCAATACCCAATCCTGTTTTACCATGAGGGCAATCTTCTGCAAGGTAGCGGAAGATTCGGCTGCAATCGGTCCGTGTTGGATATCACCAACCTTCAAATCCTCCAAGAAACATACACGTTTACGCTCCCACGGATTGATCGTCTTACGACGATGAGCCTTGTCCTCGATACGGACAGACGGATTCACAGTAATGATCTTCACCGGGATTTCCTGTTCGGCCAGATACTCGTTGATAAGATTTTTCGTCACCAATATTTTTGAAGACGAATTAACCCATGCCTTCAATGTGTCGAATGTTGATTTCTGCTTCTTCAACAAAGAGAAGTCAGCCACGTGCATCACTACATAGCGAATCGTTACTCCCTCGGCAGAAGCAGCAACAACCGTATCTTCGATATCCTGCAAGCCGTTGGCCGTTGAAGCGTTGCTCCAATCTACAGAAGATTTACGCTGGTTCTTCTTCGGCATATCACAACCAACAAACTCAGCCGTAACGACACCGCTATTATTCTTTGCCGACAAATGGAAACCCGCACGGCTCATGAGCTGCATACACCACCATTCGAAACGGGCACGGACAGAGTTATACACGAAATCCTGATCCTTGAAAGCCAGGTTCAGCAATGCCAATTGATCTGCGTCACCCTGTGCGTCACGTTCCAACTGTTTGTACTCGTTGTAATCACTTTCGTTCATACCACGCTTAACGGCTATCTTTGGAATATCACCGGACAACTTGCTGATTACCTCGCGCGTCTTCTGCGGAGCGGAAGCGTCAAAAGAGATCACATCTGCCATTACCGGAGCACCCTTCTCGCCGGTCAGTGTCTCCCACTTCAACGAAGTCTTTCTTTTCACCCCGAAGAAGTTCGGGAAAACGACTGGTTTCACATGCCGGGTATTCAAACGAGCCGCCATGTTCTTTTTATTCACCTGTTTAATTAAACTTCTTTCCATATATCAGATTTTAATGGATTACACAAAACGGATAAACGACATTAATGCCTTTAAGTCCTTATCTACCGGGAACGGCATACAGGATTCGTTTACCGTACCTCTTACCAATAACCCGGACTGCTGGTTAGCTACAGTCAAGTCGACTTTATTCATCGTGACGACCAATTCGCCATCATAAGGTAACTTGGCGGCTTTCGCAGCCTGCTTGTCTTTAGCCTGAACCAATACTTGACCTTTTGTTGCAGCCCCAATCGTTGCTGCCAGCGTAATCGTATCGAAATCCGCATTACTCTTATCAATAGCTGTGATCTTATCGGAAGCGCCAGTCAAAGCGCCACCAATCGTCACGAAGTCACCCACACCGAACAGATGATTCTTGGCCACCTTATAAGTTGTTTCACTACCTGCATCGGAAGCCATTGCCGTCTTCAATACATGATACAGCCCTGTTTCCGGATCTTTTACTACTATTACAATCGGAGGCAGTTCGTCCAACGCCTTGCCATTGAACAAAGCGTTCTGCAAGTCTCTGCGATCAATCGTCCCACCACCGATCACATCCTCAATAATCTTTTCAATTCCGGGAGGATACTGGAATTCTCTTTCTCTTTTTCTGTACATAACGTTACACTTTACTTGGATTATTCAATACCCAGGTTTACCACACCGGGATTATTTGCACTATTATCGACGTCCTGATCCATCAGCTTCGCCCAATCCGCTTCGGAACGGTCCTGAAGATTTACGGAACCGGGAGCGTAATCGCCACGAGCCACAGCATCATCGATCGCCTTTTGCTGGATTCCGGTATATTCTTCGGATAGTGTCTTGATCTGATCCTCGATAGACGTTTCAGAAGCCAAATCCACACGTCCCAGCCAGCTGTCCGGAAGACCGGCATCTTTCAACTGCTTCCGAACTGTTTCTTTTTTGGCTTCGTTTGCCGAGTTAGTAATGGAATCACCCACCTTTTTAGCCATATCATCGACACTCTTCTTCATACTTTCCAGATAAGCTTTTACTTCCGGGCTAAGATCCTTCAACAGCTCTTCTTCCGTTTTCTTATTCTTATCCGGATCTTCCACCGGTTTACCGTCTTTTAATCCATGTTTTGCTTCGTATGCAGCGACCGCAGCCGTTTCAGCCGTAGTCTTAGCTTCATTCTCTGCCTCCTGGATAGCCGGAAGGATATTTTCTTTGAACAGGTCCACAAAAGCCTCCATTCCTTCAGCTTTTTCGATTTTGAACGTCTTCTGAATACGTTCCGCATACTTCTCTGGCACGCCTTTCGTCTTACATGCCGCCTTGATTAAATCTAAAATTGTCATAAGAGTTTTCTGTTTAAAATATAAAGACGATTAGGATTTTACTGACATAAAAAAAGCCCATGGACACGTCCACAGGCTAAAACTTTTCAGTTTTTATTTATCTCCAAGGTACTTATCTATCATCTTTATGATATAATGGATTATAATCTCTTTCGAGATTTCCCAAATAAATGAAAACAATGTTTCCATAATTGAATAGTTTTTTATTCTTAACTATCCTATCTTGATGACGGAGAGTAACACGCACTCACTGCGCATTCTAACCTCTCTTTCTTTTTATCTTGATGATAGCAACCTCCGGCAAGAAAGTCGAATCCATCAACGGTTGCATTTGCAAAATAATGAATAAATATTTGCATAATCAAAAATAAGTACCCATATTTGCAACGTTCAACGACCAAGGAACAAAGTTTTATTATATGAATATACTGTATAGGATTTTTTATGCCCATATCCCAAACACAAAGATATTAGGCTGTCAAAATCCCTACTACGTTACCTATACGTATAATTCGTATAAAACGTGTTCCTTGGTCGGAATGGGAGGCTGACAGCCTTTTTTGTATCTTATAATTTCATTAGTAAAAATGACCAAGGAACATGAAATTACAAGTGGCATGAATAATAGTAGTGCCACAAGTACGTCCACCCACGAAACGGGTAAGTACTCCAATCCTGAATTGCAAGCTATCTTGGCTTCCGGTTCACCGTATTCAACTTTAGAACTCCAGGCAGCTTATGATGCCGGACGCGCTATCGGTAGAACCGAAGGTATGCTTTCGTACCAACGCCACATCATGAACCAGCTCTTTGCAGAGAACCAAAAGCTCAATCAGAAACTACAGGAGCAGAAAGGAGGTCTGAAATGAAAAAGCAAGTATTGCCTTTGAAAGAGGAACGAGAAGAACTAACTACCATGCTGCGTGAACTCAAATCCGTCAAGTCGCGTATCGGGAATTGGCTGGATAATGACGAAGCCCCGATGAACGAGGCTTATTCTATCAAACTGGAAAAAATCTATGACAACCTGTTCACCATTATGTCTGACATTGGAGAAATGATAGGTTATACGATTTTCCACGATATCAACGTAGGTGTGGAGGAACAGCCATGAAAGAAGCCAAGAAATACATTAACCACCACAAGGTAAAACTCTCCGGCAAGTGGTATATCACTAAGGTTCGTGCCAGTGAGGCAGTGGAGATAGCTTTTGAGGAAGGAAGAATCTCTGCGGGAAAAGAAATTTCCGGGAAAAAGAAAATCTGATTTATATATTATTTCAGAACGTTCTAATCCGGAGTCCGTGGCTGTTCTCCATAGGAAGATATTAATAAAGGGTATTGATTGGAATTGCAAACAGCCACAATAAGCAATTCCGGTCTTTGCCCTTTCACTTTTAAACGCGAATTATTATGGAAGCGAAGATACAATATTTCCAAAGTCCGATATTCGGAGAAATCAGAGTTACGGTTATAGAGAATAAACCGATGTTTGTAGCAAGTGATGTTGCTGCTATGTTAGGATATAGTAACCGATATGATGCTATCAATAGACATTGCAAGGGGGTCGTAAAACACGAGGGGGTCTCAATCACTACAAATCAATATGGTAAAAGTACGGAACAGAAAGTGGAAATTTCGTTTATTCCCGAATCCGATGTCTACCGTCTAATCATGCGCTCCAAATTGCCCGAAGCAGAAAAGTTCCAGGATTGGGTATGTGAAGAGATTCTCCCTGCCATCCGCAAAACAGGAGGCTACATGGTCGCCAAAGCAGATGAGACTCCGGAGGAGATTATGGCCCGTGCCTTGTTGGTTGCCCAAGATACCATGAAGCGCAAAGAAGAACGAATTCAACAACTAGAGAGAAAAGTTGAAACCGTGGTAAAAGAAAACAACAAATTACGCCCCAAGGCTGAATTTATGGATAAAGTAATGGACGCGGACGAGCGTATCGACATTGGCCAGTCTGCTAAAATTCTGAATCTACCGTTCGGAAGAAACACCCTGTTCCAGAAACTGCGTGATATGGGCGTGTTCTTCAAGAACAAGAACGAACCGAAACAGGAATATGTGAAACGTGGATATTTCGTCCTAAAAGAGAAATGGATTGACCGCAACAACCATGACGGTTTCATGGTCTTGAAAGTACTCGTCACCCAGAAAGGATTGGAGTTCCTCGCCAATCTATTTAAGGTGGTAGAGCAGCCAAAGGAGGTGGCAGAGGTAATTTGATTAATTTCAACCATTGTGCAGATCGTAACAACTGGGGTCATTACGACCTCAGTTGAAACACGGTGTTCAGCACCGCAGTTCAACTATTGTCCTGACGACAATAGTTGATTTGACGATTAAATTTCCAAAATCGTTAGACAATTAGGAGATAATTTATATTTTTGCAAAAGAGTAGTCTGACAGATTCAGCCGTGGATTGTAGTTCTACGGTGATGGTCTATCGGGCTACTTCTTTTTTATGCCAGTCAAGACCTTATCACTATCCGATATACTATAAAGGACGGCATTCCCGGTTATATCTTCTCTAACAATAATCCAACTTTTCTCTCCGTTCAACTCAATTTCAAAAACATGAGAATATTTAATCATAGGATTATCCTTATGGTATTCAGTATACCCCTTGTAATCCGAACCGGCAAATATCGCTCCTATATTTTTTATCAATTCGTTCTTCTCTTTCTTGAACTTATGAGGCTGATTCAAGAACTCTTTGATAGACTTTCCTGTCATTTTAACTCGTACCGGAAAATCTTTATGAGAGAATGAGCCATTCAATAAAGACTGCTTTGCCCAATTTTGCAGCTCTTTCGTTCTATCTTTTGAATATTGGATTGAAATACTATCTCTTTCAATCTTTCCATCCCCCAGCAACCATTCCGCAAACTCCTCATGATCCATCATGACCGGCGTAGCTATACAGATGCAGAACGGATGCCAGCCCGTAAACTTAAAATCCTTCGAGTATTGGCCAGCCTTTGCATCACATACAGGACACGGACCGTGATTCGATGGTGAACGTTCCACCTCATAACCAGTCACGAAGTCCATTTTCTGCCAACGTTCGTAATCGGCAGTTCGAAAAGCCTTATTGGTCTCCGTTGCAGCTAAACGTAGAGCGTTTTTGTAAGACGAACGGTAAACACCCTGCCCCGGATGATAGTCTTTCATTGGCTGGGATAGAACCAGCTTCCCATTCGCGTCCCTTACACGGCGGAAACGACGGTTGGGTTCGTTTAGCAATTGCCGTATATCTTGGCTGATCAACGCGGCTGGACGGCCGGAAGATAAACCCGAAGAAAGATAATATTCCAGATTATCCATAGCCCCGTCCGTTATATCCCAAACACGGGAGGATATGGTTTTACCAAATTCATCTTTACGTTTCAATAAAGTATTCAGTGCATCGGCATTCCGGGAAAACAATTTTTCCCTTAGCGTAGTGGAGATAGCCATATCCTTAATATAGCCCGTTACCAGTTCATCCGCTTTCCTATTGCCTAAATTCCATACATCGGTAACTGTATTGGATATATTGCTTACGAGCTGCGTGTGTAAATCATCCAACAGACGTTCTATTTGCTTTTCAATAGTAGCATTACCTATCCATACACGGTCGCCGCCATGATCCGACCATTTAGCCAGAAGAGATCCTACCCTACGAACAAACTCGTCAAACGAATACTTTATGCTGCCTTGTTGTCGGAACAGACGTTGCAGGAATTGTCGCTCATGAAATGATAGTTCTTTCATTCTCCATATCCCATTGTCAGACCAACCATGTTATTACGTTGCGCAGCCGTATCCTCCTCTTCCTTCATCAGCTTCATTTCTTCGTCCAAGTCTTCTGTTAGCGGAGAATGAGCCGTAACCGTGCGCTGAGCGTTAATCGGTTTGCCTCCATTGGCAATAGATAAGGTTTGCAGGGTTTCAGCCAAATCTTCCGGCAAAATGGAACCAAATTCCACATCGATCAGGTTGTTCACCAATTGAGGACGGTACTTGATGTTGGTAATATTGCATATCCCAGCCAACACGACCGACACGCAACGCTGAACCACCGGACCGAACGTTTCCATGTTCTCGCTCGCCTTGATAGTGGCATCCATCAGCATGAATTTACGGGCAACACCGGACAGGTTGCCAATACCTTTCAAATTGTCAAAGGAAAGATCCGGCGTGGATGTACCGGAAAACAGCTCGCATTTGGTTTCTTCCAACTCTTTATCCACAGATGGCTGAGAGCCGTTCCAAGTAAGATATTCCGCATCGCCATGATACAATTGTTGCGTTTCCGGATGTACTTTAGAAGTAAAAGACAATTCTTTTCCGACAGTGTCTTTAGTCGGCAAGTCAGCCACATCGAATGTTTTCAACATCGGATCACCATAGTAATCATTTGTATCCACCATGCGAGAAATACGCATTTCACGAGCATCCATCAGAAGCGCTACTTCATCCCATTCAGGTTGGAATACATCGGCATACACAACCGGAATCTTCCCGAATAGATTGGGAACCTCTTTTATCACCCAGCCGCCCATTTCATCGATAGCCGTAATAATCTTATCTGCCGTCCAGATTGTACAGCTGTTCCGGATCATACCATTAGAATTTACTTGATAACGATGGATAAAGGCATCCATATCATCATTATCGTCGAAATGGGGATAAAATTCAGATAAAGTATTTTCATTACGGGGAACAGAGAGCGTTTTCACCTTCAACTCCGTAATCAATTTGCCGTCTAATCCTTTGGATATATACGGATAGAACACAAGAGCGGCCTTACTTTCAGAAAGCACCTTGCGTGCAAATGACTTCAAAACGGATTGCATCTTCAATCGGCGTTCCCATACACGTTTGAACTCTTGGAAACCATCGTTCTGATCAGCTCCGGTAATCGTCATTTGCCCGCCAAACAGGAAAGCGACAGAGGTACGCACCTCCTTCTTCGGAAAGTTGGTTACGATACGGGCCACATCTACGATCTTATCAGGAAGGCGTACTGGTTCACCATTTTTATCCACCAAAGTATCCGAATAGACTTCTAAACGTTTAGGCTCACGCCAGCCAACAGAGGTTTTACGTCTCCGACGTTCGCCATTATATTCGTTGTAATATTCTCTTGGTTCTCGGTATTCTATCGTATCGACACATAGCGTACTAACTACCTGCCCAAAATCTTCATTTGTAAGGATGTCGTTTATACTTGGCATAATTGTTTTATGCTAAAATATAAAACGAAAAAGCGCAATCACTTTAAATGATCACGTTTTTATTTAATCGCAGCCGACTTACCTATGGGATAATGTTCTTTCTCGTAAGCAATCACTATATCTGACATCATCATAAGTTCAACTGCATTTCTATCGTTTGCAGGTGTATTATCATCCACCAATGGTAACAGTTTCTCTATTCTTGCTTGCGCAAACTCATATTGTTTATGTGATATCATCTTCGTTTTGTCTACATTGGGAAGTAAAAGTAGCGATAATTTTGAATTATAAAATTATCCCCTCGGAAAAATTTTATAAAATCGAATTATCTACTCCTTGCTACCCGACGTACAGAGTTAGCCTTGCACAACCCGATGAACTCTACATTCTCGGCAAGGATCGTCATGCCGTCCGGCGCATCATCATGCTTATTGCCACCTTCTTTCTTATATCCGGTAAGCGCTTTCATAAACCGATCGTAATCCGAACCTTTCCTATACTCGCCCTCTTCCAGGAAATAGCAATGCTTCTTAATCCAACCAGACTTCAACAAGATACGTGTATCCTTATTGGCTGTTGTCGGTTTCGCCTGGATGATACATTTCTCATTCTTTGCCTTTACAGCCTTACGGACATTGAGGGCGAACAAACGACCACCATTGTTACTCTCGATACGCATATTGTCGCAACGGGTATCAAGGATCAAGGAAACCAGCTTCGGTTCGGTAATCTCGACATTGTCTTTCGTAAACAGCACATCGGTAATGAAATACTTCGTACCGAATACTTTAGCAATAGGCGCACAGAAATCGTCGTCTCCCTCGTCTGCCACATCGGTAGCACCGATAACACCATCCGGTTGCTTACCTTCTATATCTGCCAGCTTGAATCGGTTTAATTCTGATTTAGGGTACAACAACCCAATAGCCTCGATCGGTTCCTGCATATACTCGGCACACCAGATGGAATCGTCCGTTTCCTCTCGTAGTTCATGGTAATACTCTGTCGTATGTACATCCTCACAAAAAGAGCGGTCGTTCTCATCCAGGGCTGCGATACGGATAATCTCGTCATACTTCCCCATTTCCTCCATACGACCAAGAACGTCCGTAGCCGACCAGCGGGTACCGATGTCGATTGAACAACAGTTTCCCTCGATACGAGAATCATGTGTTCCCTGCTTCCAAGACCAGACCTTTTCGTTATTGGTGTCAGATAGTGCATCTTCCAAACTCTTATACAAGTCGTCGGTCATGGCCAACATAGACGCACCGAAACCGATTACCGTACCGCCTACACCAGCCCCGAAGTAACTCACCTGCCGGGCAGCTTCCAAGCTCCAGCCATGCACGTTCTGTTTATCACCACGTAGTTTTACATCCGGAAAAACTTCTTTGAACCGGGAAGAGCGGACAATATCACGGGTATCGTAGGACAGTTTGTTGTACAGCGTATCGGAGCAGCAGTTACGCATTACTGACTCCTCCGGGAAATGGCCAAGCATCCAGGCAATGAATAACGACGAAATATATGACTTCCCGGCTCGCGGAGGCATAGACACAGCAAGCCGGCGGATGATACCAGCCATATATGACTCGTACACCCGCGTAAAAGCATCAGCGACCTTCTTCAAGAATAGTCGCTTGGCAAAGAACTTAGGATCATGGTAAAGACAATATGACCAAAAGTCATTATTCGCCTCCCGTCTCCTCAGTAATATTGCCGCTTTCGCCTGTTGTATTAATATTTCCCGATTGTTCTTTTTCGCCATGGATAATAGCCCTTAACTCTTCATCTGTCATACTCTCCAGGTCATCGCCCAGCTTATTACCAATCTGCAACTCTTTCCGGTCGCGCCACTTCTCCGGTTGCCGGTTCTTCAACCAAAATATCGCTGCTGTTGTATCTGCCGGCTGATGCTTCTTGATATGCTTCTCTCCTACAACCAAGCCATTCTTGCAGACAGTATGTGTTTCCTCGAAGTCGTAACCGATTGCGCGGTTGTACAATTTCGAAGCAACATTAGAGTCTGCAATATCCTTTCCTCTTTTTAAGGAGTCAAGGAATTCTGGATAATCTTTCTTCCATTTGTTAAGAGTTTGCTTTGATACACCAAAAAAATCAGCCAATTCGTCATCGGTAGCTCCTAACAAAGCATAATTCTCCGCTAGTTGAATATACTCCTCCCGAAATAAACTTTTTCGACCTCTAGCCATATCTTTTTATATATTATAGGAAAAGAGAGAATAATTCTGTCATTCTCCCCTCCCTCTACTTCTACATTAATTCTGCCATTTCTTTTGGCGATTCTGATAGATAAAGATTAAAAAACAAAAAGAGTTTAAATCACTTATACATCAAAGGATCCTACTCGAAGCCTTTTTCATTTATCTCATCATCTTCTGTTTTTCTGCATATACCTGCACATACTGACCAAAATTAAAGATATTGATTACAACATCTTTTATTGCATTAATCGTATAATACATCAAAAACATCAGAACAAATAAACATACCCAATTGTATGCATTTATAAAACTGCTCCAAGCTTCAGGTAGCGATATTTCTGCTTTTACAACAATACAGGCAAATGCGCCTACAATAGTTGTCAAAAACATCATCCCCAAAACAACTGCAAAAATCGTATTCAAAGACTGAAATAAAGAATAATCTTTACCTTCTTCCTTGAAATTAATCAATCCTCGAACAAACTCAGAGTTGCTCAATCCCATCATTAAAGCATAGCCTGACAAAGTAAACCCAAGCATATTTGGACCCACAGATAGAATTGTCGAAGCAACATACTCTATTAAATCTAAAGAAGCTTTTCCCGAAAAGAAACAGATAGCAAAAGAAACTACTGTTAAAACCAGCGGTAACCAAATAGATTTTTTTAAGTTCTCTCTGGAATATATCTTCCAGACAACTCCCCATCCCGGATAATAAATAGTCTTCATAAATCAGTTTCTTTTAATATATAACATCTATTCAGATGTTTTTTCTCCAAATCCAGCAATAGAACGTATCATTTTTTTCAATGCAGAAATAGGACTGTCAATAAACTCAACCACCTTTACCATTGGATGATCTATTGTCCGAATAGGATGAATAACTCCTTTTTCATCTATTTCGCTTGCTTCTACATATCCATTCGATGCGCTTAATTCTACAAAACCTGTTATCATCTCACTTCTAGTTACATCAATAGGAATTTTCTTTGAACCACTCAAATCAAGCACAGCCTTTTTAGGTCTACTTCTCTTTAACTGATCGTCTATTAGTTTTTTCCATCCTTTATTATTGTCATTATTAGAATAGGACACTACCACCTTTAACTTAGACAACGATGTTGATTTAATAATTCGATCTATCAGTTCTCTATCTTTTTCTGTATTAACTTGATAGTCATCCTTATCCAGAAAACGATTTAAAGCACTATTCAAGAAATCAAGTATTTGAGAACCGGAGGTTTCTTTATCTAAGAAAACAAGTCGATGGTACTCTGAGAAAAAATAATATTCCCAAGTCTTTAATCCAAGTCCTTTTTTAGGATCAGCACCAGAAGGGACCACTTCGTTTGTATCACTATCTAAAGCGGGGGCCTCTGGATCAAAAAAGCTGCATTTGCAAATGCTCCATAAATAACATTACCATCATCTGTTGTATAATAAGTTTGAACTCTTGTATATCTATCACCATAAGTGTTAACTGTTATCTTATCTTCAAATATCTTCTTAAAATATTCAATATAATTCTCAGTCTTTTGAGCTTCTTCGGGGTACAGTACTATATTGATAATCTTTACTTTTAATGCTTTTATAGGATTACTTCGTTTTGCCATATTGCTTAGATTTAAATGTTATCGGGTAAATATACGATTTATTAAATTTTCCACAAATAATCAGAACCTAAAAATCAATATATATGTAATAATTATAACAGATACTGCTGCATAACCTGGATAGCCTGTTCCACGCTCCGAACAATCACATACTTACTACCCGCCATTTCAACCTGGCGTTGGTATTCCTTTTGCTCTGCAGACTGTTTACCTGTAGATGTCTTGAACTCTAGACAAAGAGAAGCATATCCCTTTTTCGGTATCTGAAGGATTACATCGGCCACTCCACGTTTAACACCTTGGCGCTTCATATTAGCCGCTTCTATTTTATGCCGGCTGCCACCGTTCGGGACTGCAAAAAGAAGTCGATCCGGCAAATTAGGAAAGAATAAAGGAACCTTGCTGAAAAACTCCGACTGAATCCGAGCTTCTTCGTTATCATGGTGTTGTTTTTGTTTTGGAGGGTTCTTTTTATCAGAGTAGCAATTATAACAAATATACCCTTCTTCTGTTTTGATCACAGATACAGTCCTTTTATTACAGATAATACAAGAATGTTCTTTTATGCTCATTTTTAACTAATATATATAAGAAGAGAAATATGTTCCCCATTTTTTATGAAAAACACCTTCCGTAATTTGTGTCGTGCTAGCCATGCACTTGAACGATAGCGAAGGCCTCCTGTTTTAGTTTGTTTAAATCCATTGATTTCATTGTCTTGTTTGTTTTTGTTTATTGTTGTAAATGGGGGACAGTTGGATTCTGCCCGTACGATGTTTTTCCCTGGGCCCAACCAAATTTAAATTTGGTTGGATGGGGTGATTAGGTGTTAGGAAAAAGAAGCCCCGGAATCCACTTCATGGGAACCGGGGCTTTTGGGATTTGTTTACAATTTGGGGCAGAGGGGGATAAAAGCCTCTAATCATTCATGAGGATATTTTCACATACAACTCTTTAAACGAAGGGGTATTTGTAATAGCTTTTACTTGCATCGTCAAACGGTCTGGCTGTGTGCCGAAAAAGACCTCATTATGACCTTTCTTGATGTATCCTATTTTTTTATCTTCAAAATAGACCTCTACGGCCTTAGGGTCTTTGGGGTTGTCCGGCTCTGTTTTAAAGGTGAGGAAATCTCCTTTGCGCAGGGTATCCAGGTCGAACCCGTAATGTGTGATTGCTGCAATATCCGTGACGAACGACAATCCATTGTCCGGAATGAAAGAGGCCAGGAACTCGAAGCTGTCCGTCTGCATTTTCCCTTGTGTCATGGCCAACATATACAGGGTATCTTCCTTCAAGGATTGGTCCACCTCCCAAAACTCCAATAGCCATTTAGTGTCGGTCCGTTCAAAGTTGATGATACGTTTGGAGAACAAGTCCAACACGTTTTTCTCGTGTACCGTTTGTTCTAACGCCAACCCCGGATAACCCCTAAACCCATATTGCCTAGCCCTCTCCACACCCTCTTTCAGATATTGGAATACCACACCGGAATCTTTTTCTTCCAGTATACCTACCATGATTCTTGGTGAACCTTTCCCGACTCTCCACGAAAGGTATATTTTATCGAAACATCTGTTCATGACTATGTAGTATTTTGCTTATTCGCGAATCAATGTATTTAACTATAAAACGTTTTCTTTCTTCCGGTATTTTATGACCTGAAAAATTTTCCGGCACATTCTTGTCTATGTGGAAAACAAGATCTTGTAACATTTGTTTGTTGTAAAGTAATTTTACCCTTTCTAAAACCTGATGCACTATTTCATAATCATCCAAAGCAATGGTATTGACCAACTCTATATGATTCAGGTTCTCATTATTCCACCGAATATCAGGTTTCCCCTTTTCGATGAAATGATCCATCTTTTGTTCGTCAGCTAACAACTCGCAGACCTTTTCATCAGACAATTCCCTGGCTAGGCTGCTACCGCTATCATAGATAGTGGAAAAGGTAGTCTTTTGCCGGGTTATGATTTTCTTCAACGATTGGATTGTCATTTTGAACTTGACGAAAAACCGACAGAATACCATCCATTTGACAATCCAATTGGACCTCTCATAGTGTTCGCAAAACCTGTCGAACACTTCGAAATACTCTGATTTCTTTACGACAAGTGCCCAATTCTCCGAATGTCTGTCCGTATTTCCGATGATTGCGTCAAATATGATCATCTCGATCACATCCCTCTTCAAATTCTCCAGTTGTACATTTTTCAAAGCACTTATTATTCGTTGGTAAGAATGTGCCTTCTTGAAATTTTCACTGAAATCAGGATACTTTTGTACAATGTACCGGTATCCGTCATGGTGCTCTTCCTTATCTTCTTCGATAATAGATTTAGACAAACAGCCTATTTTATCTTTAAAAGAAGCGACATCATAAATCAAGACATTGAACCCTAATGAACGTCCCAATTCGGAGGCTATGACTTCAGACCAAAACTCATATTTGTAATTCTTGAATCCTTTGTTTATGGATGTTTTGAAATAGTACTTCTTGTCATCGTCAGGAGAGATAGCGATAAATTTATCTCTGGTACCTCCTGTATGGACATGGACCTGCGTTTTCCAGTTTGATATATCAATATATTTTGCCATTCATTTCACTTTTTGCAAAAGTAATACTTTTATAATTGATAGTATCCTTTGTCTGAATATTTAAGGGTAATGCGCTCGCTTCGACAGATAAGGGAGAAAGAGTGGACATTTTTTTGTTGTAAGCTATTTCTCATACGATTTAAATTTTCATTAGAATCTTCATTTTTCTCCAATTAATATTTACACCTTATATTTTCGTTCAAAATCATACTTCCTAAACTCATGGTACGCTTGTTCCAATGTTTTAGAAGTCCTATCGCCTTCCGGTATATCCCAGCTTTTGGAATTATTGATACTATCATCCATGGCCATAGCCCCCCTTTCTTTCTCATACCGGCCAAGCCATTCTAAGATAACAGCCCCGTCTATCCGATCATAAACCTTTCCATACAATCCCTTTTTCGCCCGATTAAAACATAGCTTGAAATCATCAGGCTTAAAGAAATAGTATTCATCAATAATCAGATCAACTGTTTGTGCGACTTGCACCGCTCCGATCGATTTTCCGACATTGAAAAAATCTATCAAATCATTCAAGACTTTTACCATAAATCCACGAAGATGCGTCTCTCCAAATTCTTTGTTCATAACCGCTATAGAGCAACTTGGGCTATCAAACACGTCATTTACTGCTTTGGGCCGCAGACTGTTGTAATATGGCATCGGCAAGGTGCCCAAGATGCTCACGCTCGCGTCTCTTGTTTTCGGCATCAGTTCCGGAGGAAGTACGCCTGTTGTTGAGTCTATCTGTGACAACAGTTGTATTGCTTGTTGTTTGTCCATTTTTCTTTGCCATTATCTGTGAAACAATTTCATTAAACTTCGAATTAATATTCGTCACACTGAAGTTTTCCAATATCCATCCATCAGTGATTGAATCCAATAAGTACTTCAAAGCATTCAACACGCCTTGGTCGTCAATAGGTAAATTCTTCTTCTCCCGTTGAAATTTCAACTTCTTGAGCAAAGAAGACATATTTCCCGCATCTTTCGCACTCCAGTAATAGCTGGATGAGAAAAGAGCCTGATAGTGTTCCTCGAAAAGTTTCCTTGCTTCCGAGTTCAACGGATTAGGACGCTTTTTCGGTTTGGATGGTGGATTGTCCGATTGTGCCCCCAGTTCCGCCTCCCGTTTCTTCAACTCTTCTTCCAAAACACGTAAAGCCTCCTCCTTTTCCAAAAGCTCTTTTTCTTTTGCTTTGTCAACCCCCTTGGGGGGTGTGGGGGGTATATTATCTAAGTCTATAGTCTTATATAATATGCTTGGGTCTTTGCTAAGATTTTTACTTAAGTCTTTACTAAAGCGTTTGCTAAAGGTTTTACTAAAGTGTTTACTTAAATCATTTAAGTAATAAACGGGAGATTTTTCATTCCTTTTTCCTGACTCAAATATCAATAACCCCTTGCTCTGTAATCTATTCCTGCAATCGATTAAGGTAGGTTCAGATATACCGATCGATAGGATGATTCTCCTGTTGGGACATTCAAACGGATTTTCCCAACCCCGAATATTGCACTCACTTAACAAGAAGAAGTATAAGTACGCCTCGTTCGAAGAAAATTTGACGTTCTGTGATGTCTTCCAAAAAAGGTTTATGTAGTCTATATAGGTCATATTATACAGTCATTCTTTCAGGAATTCCCATCAAATCAAACAAAGTAGGAGCCTCGACTTCCATTTCAATCTCACGCAAATAAGTAAGGCTATCTTTCCAATAGTCATAATTAAGTTCCGTAGAAAGACCTCTACGGCCTAACTTGACAGCACAATAAGGGACGGTTCCAATACCACCAAACGGATCAAATACCAATTCGCCTTTGTTTGAATACCGTTCAATCAGCCTTTCAACGATGTCCAACTGAAGAGGGCAAATATGATTCTGTCGTTTCTTTTGCGACTGTTTGGTGTTAAGCGTCCGCATACGAACCACATCATCCCATATCCAATCCTTTTTGCTTACCGGATCAACGGCCATAAATGTCTTTGGCAGTTTCCCGTATGCATCCAGCTCTTCAGCAAATGAAACGTGCTCTTCATAGTTGTAGATATGTTCACGTTCGTAGTTACGGAACAAATGCCGAATCTTATCTATTCCAGCACCTTTCATATCTTCGTATGACAACAATGAATTGCCGGAAGACTTCCAACTTGCATGGGCATCGATCTGCCAACGGGCCAGCGAGTATTCGCTCTTGTCCTTCTTAACAGGCCGGTCGGCATAAGCACGTGAGGTATCGGTAGGCAACTTGCGAAATAGCAATACATATTCAGGGCATCCGACTCCCATCTTGGAACCATCCTTGCACATCTCGGTATAGCCCAAACGGTAGGTCTGGTTGTTTTCCCTCACCACATCAGTATCGACCGTAATGCGCCCCATATATCGGAAGCCATGCTTCATGTAATGAAATACAGTCATTTCGCTGAACGGATCAATAGTTGGCATACCATCCCCCGTGGCGTTGCCGAACAAAACACGATCTTTCACATGGATGCAGGCCAACCGACCCGGTTTCAAAATGCGCATTAACTCTGGTGTAAGATAATCCATCTGTTCAAAGAACTTATCGTTATCTTCATTGTGCCCAAAGTCATTGTATGTAGGCGTGTATTCGTAATGATTTGAGAACGGGATACTGGTTACGATCAGATCTACAGAGTTACTTTCCATCTTCTGACATTCCAATACATTATCGTTATTGATTGCTTTCCACAACTTGCCGGATTTTTCTTCCCGACTGGCGAACATCCAGCGCATCATCTTTTCCTCGGCCTGCAAACCGAACAAACCGTTATGCCGGACAATTTCAGTCATATTTGCGACCATTTCCCGGTGTTGTGCCCATTTCTGCATGAAGCTCTTAAATATTTCACCCTCGCTTTCGGCATAGACCAGATAGAGATCAACGGGATGCTGCTGCATAAAGCGGTATATACGGGCTATCGCTTGGAACTTATCGTTGAAGCGGTAGTCAATGAACATGATTGCTTTATGACAATGATACTGGAAGTTCAGACCTTCACCAAGCATCTCCGGTTTAGCTGCAAGGTATTTCAGCCAGCCATCTTTGAAGTCGGATATTACCTTGTCGGCTTCTTCATCGTCTTGTGAACCATAGACAGCCTTACAACCAGGAATCGCTTTGCATAGTTCCAGCCGTTCAGCTTCCAAGTCATGCCATAAAAGGAAATGGTCGTCCTTGTTTTCCGGGCGATTGATTATCTCTACCACACGGGCAATCTTTTCCTGCATGTTATCTCGGCGTTCTTTTGCCGCGTCAGCAAGTCCGAGAGCAGCCTCACGAAACATTTTCACCTGTCCGTCACGATCAGCTCCAGCCGTAGAATTGTCCACATTCACAATCTCTTCATGTACGCGGAGTTCAGGCAACTCATAGCCAGTATCCGGATAACCGAGGTCGGAAGGCTTGGTTAGGAACAACGCCCATGTAGATACCCACAACCAAAACTCTTTTTCCTTATGCGGATAAAGTGTCAAGTTATTCGCCTTCGTGCTGTCTCGCTGAAAGAATCGAGTAAGAGCCTGTCCGGTGTCCATCACACCAAGATAACCAGCATAATGTATAAGTTCCTTGTATCTGTTTGGCGAAGGTGTAGCCGTAGCGACAAACCTGTAAGGAACACCCGAGAACAACGGTAGAAACTCCTGATAGATCTTGGTGCCGAATCCGCGCAACACGCTGGCTTCATCCAATGATGTTGCAGTAAAATAGGACGGATCTATTCTCACTCCATCCTCACCATCACGCACACGTTCGTAGTTTGTTACCATGATGTCGGTAGGACATATCATCACATCTGCCATAGTTCGGACATAGGTTACTTTCATGTGCAAGTGTTGTTCCGCTTGTGTTAGGAACTCGACTACCACACGCTTAGGGCAAACGATCAATCCCTTGCCTCCTTTATGGTTCAAGATTACCCGAAGTATTTCCAGCTGGGTGACTGTCTTTTGCATACCGAAGCTGGAGAATATAGCACGGCATCCACCGGCAACCGCCCAACGAACGGTATCTTTTACATGAGGGTATAATGTCGGGGTAATTTCTTCCGAATTAATATAAAACCCCGTTTGATGACTGATAGCCATCTTGTTTCTTAGAAATTCTATATATTCCATGATAATTTTAATTATTTCAATTTTGTATCCACCTCCTCAAACACCACACTCTCACTATCCGGTCTATATTTGGCAAAACAAGCCGTCATATACTTGCAACTATTCGCACCACCCTTGCTACGGAAAACGCATCCGCGACAAATTACCATTTTACCCTTTACGATAGCTCGGAAACGCTTTATTATCAGTGTCCGATCTGCGAAGTTTACAATGGTGCCAATAGGTGCTATTCTTAACTTTTCTACTGTTTTCATTTTCTTAGCTTGATTATTCTGATTCCATAATCTTTTTCAGAAACTCCAAATGATCCGGAAATGGTACGGAGTTCTTGTCTTGCTTCTCGTATCTTTTTTCTCGTTGTCTTTCCTGTTCTTCCCGGTCGTATTTCTCCAGTTGCCTTTTTCTGTATGCTTTGAACTCAATTAGAGCAGACATGATCACCATAGGATCCACAACACCGTAAAAGGTGCCATATTCGCCAGTTTTCAACTTGAAGAAAAAAAGCAACAATTCGGAAGCTTTCAGGTAATAGTATTCCACACGTATCATCACGGAAAGCTCCAAAACCTGTTGGAATGTAGGCTTCTCTTTTACACCGGCAAACTTGTACAAGTCCATCAGTTGAGCAATTATCCAAGTATTCACCTGTTCATCTGGATAGGTTTCTCCGAGCAAAGCCAATGAAGGCGCATTCCCCTTGAACGAACGTTCCACATTTTGAGCACATACAACCTGTAATGAAGGATTGAACTTTTTAGCGAAACTTTCACCGTCCCCGTATCTATTTACTACTAACCGTGTCCTTTCCGAAAGCTTTTGCGGCATATTCGAGGATTTCACGGTCTGTTTGTTCCTCTCGTGATTTTGCCCCGTTTGGAATTGCCGGATAGTTTCTGCTATTATTGTTGTCATAATTACCTGATATTACTTTCTCAAAATTCGTTGGTTTGATAAGCCAATCGAAAGATGCTGTCCAGCCTTTTTTGTTCTGACCTTTCAAGAAATCGCTTTGATATGCCCTATGAATCATGTCGGCAAACGTCTTTTTGCCATAAGATTTTATACGTGCGTTAATCATCCCTTTACGGCTATCAGAAAGCGGAGTCCTGACCGTACCAAATACACCTTTTGTTTCTTCATTGAAGAATTTGACAAGTTCGGAGTAATCGATATGTTCGGCGTGGGGCTGCGAAGTCCCACATACAAGAGATTCGTCAGAATCTCCTATATTATTTTCTTTCTTATCTTTATTAACTTTGTTTCCTTGCTGTTTCCGAGGTGTTTCCTTAGTGTTTCCTTGCTGTTTCTTTTCCGTTTCCTCTCGTATTATTTGCGAATTGTATTTATCGTAATTACAGATAGTTATAACGGTTTGTCCTGTTTCCTTTGGTGTTTCCTTTATTATCATTTTGTCCTGTATCAGTAGATCCAAGAATGAATTTACCTTCTTTGTAGACCACTGCCAACGACCAGCTAAAAACCGCAATGAAGCAAGAATCTGGCCCCTCTTAACCTCTATAAACCTATTGCCGATAAGTTGTTTCGTGTCTTCAAATCGTGCGCTCTGAATCAAATCAAGCCATGCTTCAAACCTCGAATATATGCGCTCTTCGCACCACAATTGGTGCTCAAATAGTCGCCTGCTAATAGGTATGTAATATTCCATAATCAAATCGCATAATCACAGTTTCGTTTGCTGTCGGCAACGAAACGCCTGTTGAAAAAACTACATAGAACCACTTTGGGATTCCCCATTGATACCTTGACTGGCTTCCCTCTCTTACATTTTGAGCAGGTATCCGGACGGATGGCCTGTCGTTCGTTCTTCTTTACCATATCTTTAGAATCTTACGTTTGTCAATTGTCTTCCTCTTGAAAACACAGCCCACTTTCCGTTACCCGTGTCTTTCAAATGCAAATCGGAAACTTCACCGAAACGGTTGATGTTACCGCATAAATCCACAAACCATGCGGCTTCCTTATCTTTATGAGGACGGATGCAACGACCTACAATCTGGTAATACATCGCAAGTGACATGGTAGGTCTGGCCATAACAACTGTGTCAAGTTCTGGGTAATCAAAGCCGGTAGTAAGTACACCAACATTGGCTACTACAGGTATTTCCCCGACCTTGAACATTTCGAGTATTCTTTCACGTTCCTTCTTTGGAGTATCACCGGAAACAATGACACATCCGGGTATGGACATCGTCAATCGTTCCGCTTCTTTCAAAAACCGGGTAAATACCAAAATACCCTTCCTCTTGCCTCCTGCTTTCGGATTCATCAGCCTTTGGACGATATGAACGATGTAACTATAAAAGTCTATCCGTTCATATTCCTTTTGGACTGACTTATCGGTATAGTCGGCTCCGGTAGTGTTTATCTTCAAATTGAGTTCGTTCCATCCGGTAGGATTCATCGGATAGTAGTTCACCTTTGAGAGATAGCCCATATCAAGCAAGGTCGATACCTGTACATGATAAATGACCTCTGAAAACACATGGGGCTTTGTCCGGGTTATGAATTTTAGCATAGAGCCGAAGTCACGGCTGGAACTCAAACGATATGGCGTTGCCGTTAATCCAAGAACCTTGCACTTCACAGCATCGAAGAAATCCTTGTACATTCCCTCTATCGGATTCACAAGGTGACACTCGTCCACGATAATATTCTTGAAGTGGGCAAAAAGTTCCGGATGGCTTTTCACGCTACCGATGGTTGCGAATGTTATCCGGCTTATCTCTTTTGAATTGAAGGAGGCGGAATAAATGCTACAATCGAGAATCCCGTAAGAACAAAGTTTCTTGAAGTTCTGTTCAAGAATTTCCTTGCTCGGCTGGAATACCAATGTATGACCGTCAAGTCTTGAAGCTATGTCAGCTATGATAAGGCTCTTTCCACTACCGGTGGGTAACACCATGATGGCGTTTGTTTTCTTCGTCTTGTTGTTGAAGAAGGTAACGGCTGAATCAGAAGCTTGTTGTTGATAATCACGCAAAATATAACTCATACACCTTTCTCCTTTCGTAACTTCTTGTTCAGTGTTTTGTAATACTTGATTAATTGTTCGTACTCAAAATCAGTCATTTTAGTAGTACCAGCAGCTTTCACTTTTAGTAAAGCGAATTTCTGTTGTCCGATTTTATCAATCAGATTCACCCGATACCCTTCTAAATGGTCGGCTTTGAATCTATTGCAGTGTCGGCATTCGGCATGACAATTGTTTTCATCAAAACGGGTCGCCAAATGTGTACGACTGAAATAGTGGCCACAATCAGCTTGTTCAAAGGGCTTTATTTGCCCGCAACTGATACATCGAAAAACCCCATTAGGCATACAATCACGAAGCCGGATGAAAAGGGAAAACTCTTTATCAAGTTTTGCCTTCAAATCCGGCTTCTTCTTTACTGTTATACCAGCTTTGTCAAACAGTGGCAAAGGCTTGTCTTTCTTCTTTGCCTTTTTTCTTTTTATGTAATACGGCATATTTAGAATAATTTATTTGTTGCAGCGACCGGACTCAAACCGGCATCTAAAGTGCAACCCTTACGGGTGTGGCTGCCATTTCCACATTATGCAACACACCGCCATGTAAGCAAGCCATATCTTCACAGACCGAGCTTGCCGAATTAAATGAATCTATTGAATCAAATTTATTATCACTCTGTCTCAACGATGATAGATAACTGGCCACAAGCGGCCCCGTTTTCAATTTCAGACTTTGTTGCGATTGCTACTGCGTAATCGTAACCCATTTGTTCAAGTTGTTCTTTAATCTTTTCCATAACTCTGAAAATTAAAATGTTTATACTAAATTCACTCCCTCGATAATTCCGTTACCGAGATTGTTTTTCTCCGATATGTTGTTTGGATTTATTGGGGATAGCTTAACAAAGAAGTACTCTTTATCAAAATATTTCTCCAGTTTTTCCGTATCAAAATCTGATTCATTCACCAACGTAAGATTGATAGTGGTTTTCAGGTTACTTTCGGTTCGAATCCGACCAAGTTCTCCTATACTCATCTTCTTTGGATAAGGAATAAGCCAGTTTCGTTTCTCTTCATCAAAGCTATGCAGACTGATTTGAAGCGTCACATTGCCTTTAACGAAAGAAAAATCGCTCCCCTTAATTCCAATCGTTGAAACATAATGGTGAGTGTTCGGATATATTTCAGAAATACGCCCGATAGCTTCCTTTACGGCTTCAATGTTCAAGAATGGTTCTCCCATACGGGTATAGTTTATCTTGAACTCATTGGCATCGCAAGGGTCGAATCCAGCCTGCTCAATGGCAAATTCCACCTGACCGACAATCTCATCAGCCGTAAGGTTGCGATAGCGTTTCATATTACCTGTAGCACAAAACTTGCATCTTACAGGACATCCGCTCATTGTCGAAACGCCAATCATCCAGCGTTCGGAACGACTTCCCAAGTTATCATTGTCAAGGAAGTTTTGTTTCCTTCCTATCGCATCTTTCGTGTAGTACGGAAGAAACGTATCAGTCGTCTCTACAAGCATACCGTCTTCAAGACGTAAACAATACACTGTTCCATTCTTAAAACTCTTACTTTTTACTATATTCATAATCAATCAAAGTTATAGTTGTCAAAATCATCACTATCTACAGGTATATCATTACCAAAATCCATTGAGTGATACCAGTATTCCATATAATCCATGCTATCCATAATGTTTTAATTTTTATTATTTGTTGATTTGGTGGGAAGCCGGGGAATCGAACCCTAGAAACACATATACATATCATGGCTACTTACCTTTCTTCCCATTTGCCCCGACATATCCTCACGGACGGAACAGGGCTGTTTCTACTCTAAAACTAATACCATGAAAAAACAATATGCTATTATTCTATATAGGCTATTGAAAATTCTTTCGGGATGAATCGTCCTACCGGAATAGGTTTTGCCGATTCTATAGCTGTATGGATTTCCCTCTTTCTGAACTCATGTCCCTTTTCTTTGGCTTGTTTCTCACATTCTTCCTCTTTATTTTTGAGGTAGTGAGTAATAAGCATCATCGCCCTATCAACGTTAAAAGTGTTCACGACAAAAGTTTGAACTCTTTCATCTTCATTTTCTCCATTCATGAAGGTAATTTTCGTCTCAATTTGGTAGAACTTCCTTTCGTCAGGCTTGGATTCTTCATCTTCCTGATTCTCTTCATCCATCTTATCAAGATATTCTTCTGTAGTAATCTCTTCTTTGAGGTAGGCTATCGAATCGTCGTCCACCTTGCGTTCTTTCAAAGTATCGGTGAGAATTACACAGGAATCGAACTCTTTTACCATAGTCAGAGTGAATCCGAACAAATAGTTTAGTTCGATATAGTCTTTCAAGATAAGGCAAGCATTCTCCAACCCTGTTGCGTAAAGCAGGAACTTGCTTTTCTTACCTCCTATTTCCGCTTGGGCAATATGCGGATATAACACATTATTTTCATTCTCGAACGCCAAACGGTTCTGATTGCTGACTTCCACTTCCCTGATACCGTCAGCTTCCATGCTGAAACGAATTTTCGCCAAAATGTCTTGGTCTATCAGCGTACCACGGTCGAAAAGAATTTCATTCCGTTCAATCGTTACTGTTTCACCGGTATCTTCATCAATGAAAGATTCCTCCCATGTTTTGAGGACACGTTTTGCAAGGTACATGTTGAGCATCTTCTTTGGGTCAGATGTCACATACCGGATTTCTGTTTTTCTTGTTTCTATCATAACTAAATAAATTCTTGATTTCTTTGTATTTCCTGCTGGGCGTATATCAGCATTTGATGTTCATTTGCAGCCGGCAGATAGATACCTGCCACTGATGCACTCCAATTACGGAAACGGTCAATACTCAGGGTCATTTCACCTGTTGTCAGTTCGGCAGAACTGCGTAAATAGGTTACTTCATTGCCTTTCTTGTTGACCGTCTTACGTTCAAACAAATCACGGTTGCAAGTCCTCTTATAAAAATCAATTTTTGCTTCATCGAGGCTGCAACCGTATTCACTACCGAAATACCCTAAAAGAAGATGCAAGTAGCTGTTTTGGGCAAGCGTGCGGTTAGGAAGCTTCTTTTTTACTTCCACAACGGCCCGCTCCTTGAACAGTTTATTTACATACTCCTTAAACTTGGGTATTTGGTATTCATTTTTCAAGTCGTATATCATCCATTTCCAAAGATTTTAGTATCGGTTATAAGTGCTCTGTTTTCTTCCAAGAACCGGATAAACTCCTCACAATGATTAGTAAGAATAGGAATATCACGTTCAGGATTGAAAACGTATGTTTCTGTATAGGTATCTACCACATAGCCGCCTTTGTTGAACTCTACAATGTTATACTCAAATGTCCGTACATCAGAACCGTTCTTCATTAAAGCGTATGGATATACTAAATGCTGGTGGTGATCTTTGAACTTTCCCACGGTATAACTACCGGTTGTTTTGATGTCGTGAACACTGGTAGGCATCAGTTCGTCAATCAGACCGTAAACCAATACATTGCCGTATGCAGTCGGAAGGATTGCCTCTACACGTTGCTGCGTCAACGCCCCTTTGTAGTAATTTGCGAACTCACGACAAAGGGATATAGGAAAGACAAATGAACGATTGTTATAAACGGCTTTCAAGGCTATAACCTTTTGCTCGCCATTCCCTATATCAGAATATATCTTTTCTACCTGCACCGTTTCAGATTTCCGGTTCTCAATCATACAATCAATTATCTCCCCAAAACATGTTCCTCTATCAGCTTTTTCGCTATCGAAAGGTACTCTGTTTATCCTATCGATAAGAGATTGTAATTGTTGTTCTCTGAACTCATCTTCATCACATGGGGGATTGTCAGAAAAAGCATAATATTTTTGATATATCTTATCACTGTCTATATAATTCTGATAAGAATCTAACAATGTTGGGTATAGTTTGTAAGATATTTTACTCATTCGCATATCTCCATTTGTAACCACCTGCTGTATGATGACTTTTTCTACCTATACAGCAACTGATAATATTAGCATTATTAATACCCGTTTGTCTTTCAGCCTCTTTAGCACTTTCAAATGTACTTATTGACGTACCATCCTCTCGACACTGAACAACGGCTTTTGACATCTTCGGGTGATTTATTTTCTTTTTGCTAAACCGTTCGTTTCTTGTTCCGTAATTAGCATTATATCTCCATGTGCACCATTCTAAGTTAGAAACAGAGTTATTGCTTTTAACCTCGTCTTTATGATTTACACATGGTAAATTTTGCGGATTAGGAATGAACGTTTCGGCAACAAGTCTATGAAGAGATTTATATTCAACTTGTTGTTGTTTCCATAGTGATATTCGTAAATATCCACTCCATATTTTATTAGGCTTAATTATCTTTCCTGTTATCTTTCTAAAATTACCATACCTGCTTTTAATAAGCCTATCTAAAGAGCGAACTCTACCAAGGGTACTTACTTGATAGAGTCTTTCATAACCTTGAATGTCTTTCCAAATCTCATTAGGCTGCATCTGAATAGGTTTTAGTCTTTTTGTCAAAAATCAACCCCAATTCTTTCGCTTTAGCCGCCAACATCATTGAGGCTTTCATCTTTGAACTTCCCACATGGTTGAAATCATCAATATGGGCGATAAAGTCATTCGCTGAAGCTGCGTCGGCAACTAATTCTAAACAACCTGTTATATCAGATAGCACTTTGTTATATGCTTCTTGTTCAGCCTTTTTTGATTGCAACATAGTAAGATATGGAGCAATAATCCGAGTAGAGATAAAATCATTCTTGGTCGTCGGATTGCCGTTTTTGTCAAGGATGGTAGGTACTTCCATCACTGAAGGCAAGTTACAAGTATTCTTTCCGTCATTCCTTGATGTCGGATCGAAAGTAATAGTACGTCTCTGCACTCCTCTCTCACTCTTCATTTCCAAGTAACCTAACAAATCAAGTTCGGTGACGATGGAGTTGTAGGACTTCTCACGTAAGGCAGGAATAAACACCGTATCATCACCCTCTTTTCTTGTGTCACGATGGGCAACAAAAATGATATGTTTCTTCAGACTTG